ACAGTACGTACACCGTCAGGAGAAAGGAATAAAAGGTCACCACCAATTTCCTGAATGCTACCACCTGATAAGCAGCCTACGTTAGTTGTTACAGGAGTTACAGCAATAGAGTTAGCGTCATTTATATTAGAAAGCTTATGAATGCTGTTTTTACAGAATATAATAAGGTCACTACGAAAACTTGCTAGACCTACAACAGCGTCAGAGATTACTACGCTTCCCGACCCTGTACTGCTAAAGCTATCTATATCATTTGTACCGCTGTAATAAATAGTATTCTTAGCTGTGGGTGCACCTGCAACAACTAGATGCTTGTCATGTATAACACCTACAGCAGGGCCAGTTGTGCCGCTCACTGTTATTTCTTTTACAAAAAAAGTACGTGTTGTTAAACCACCAGTTCCTGTCATCTGAAAAAGCAATGGCTCGTTTACGCCGTCACATATTATTATCTCACCGTAGTCTGAAGTACCTTCATAGATTGCAAAAGTACAGCGGCCTTGACTTGCTCTAGTTGCTACTGAACGCCCTGTAAAAGTACTATAGTTATCACCGCTAGAATGTACAGAAGCTTTATTTAACTGTAGCCAAGTATCTTCACCGTCTATGCTAAAGAATATGTCTGTACCAGAGCAAACGATAACACCGTCACCATATATAGCCATACCTAAAATAGTATTAGTACCGTTAGGCTTAGTATCTCCAAAAGCAGAAAAGCCGTCTATACGTCTGTAACCACCATCAGGATCAACCTCAAAGTTTCTTAGCCGTGTAGCTTGTCCCGGCTGCTGAAGCATCTCTAGCTGATTTAGGTTGACGTTTAATCCACCTTTGCAAGAATATCCCCAAGGTTGTGACATTAGATAAATCTCATTCTATCGTCTTTAAAATATCCCGGCGTAGGTTCCATAAGATGAAGCTTCATCAACTTTAATCCTCTTTTATAATCTTCTAAAGCGAATGCAGCAGCCTGCGGATTCTCTTTAAACTGGTGCATAAAGTATCTTGCTCTAGCCAGTAGTACAGGCTTGTAAGTGTCAGCAAAAACAATAGCATCGCCATAAGCATCTAGCTGTGTAGGAAGATCAAAGGCGTAGTACCAGATGCGATATACTTGATCTGGGATAGGACTTAACCCAAACTTACGGCTGTCAGGGCTTCTTACGACTCTACTAGGTACGCCATACTGTTGAGTATCTGCATCATCTTGGTTCTGAGCAACTCTAAAAAAGTCTTTCCATTCTTCAGTAGTCGTGTATTTAATATTACGGATAGTGTAAGGTGCTGTCTCTCCTGAAACGCCTACAGTAGTTAGTAGGAAGTTGTCCCAATCAATATAACCGTAGTCAGTAGTAACGCTGCTAGAAGCAGGTTTAAGCTCGTACCATCGTGTACCTGCCACAGTCTCTACGTACACATTACCGTACATAGGGTCAGTCTCACCGCTTTCACCCGTAGACAGAAAAGGCCATTGAGGTTCTTCATTAACAATATCTAGGTAAGCTCTGTTAACGCAGTCTTTAGCGTGTTGCTGTACACCAATAGCATTAGCAAACGTAGCTGAAGTAAGTGCAACCTCATTCAGCTCTCGTAGCAGTTCATTTGTTAATTGAAGAAATGTAGTAGCCATTATTTTTTATGCGTCCTTTGAACCGGGAAATCAACTGATTTACTTGCACCCTTGTGCGGCTTAAAACCATCTTTAGGATCTTTCATAATCTTATAGGCTTTCTCAACCTTCATCCAATGGTAACCTTTAGGAGCGTCTACTTTCATCGCTTTGTCTTCTTTGCAGTTTTACTTCCGCATTTCTTTTCCATATCAGCAATAGAAGCGTATCCACCTTTGTTGTATTTAACTTTGCTACCCATGTTATACATCTTCTTTTTATCCATCATCATCAGTCTTGCTCCATATCAAAAGTTTTAGAAGTCTCTCTTGCTATATCTATTTCTTTCTTGTCTCCAAAGATACGATCATAGTTTTCCTGATATTTATCCTTGTCAAAACCCTTACGAAAACGACTTTCTGGTGAGACAATCGCTTTCCTAAAAATTACAGGCTTATCGTTGGTTCCTATTTGTGGCATCTTTAATTCCTTTGTATATAAAAGAAAAGGGGGCTTTTGACGGCCCCCAAGTCTTATTTAGTCAATGCCGTAGAAAGCTGAAACCAGAGCATCTGATCTCAGTACTTTAGCACCGTATACGTGCAGACCACGTACAATGTCACCAAAACTATCTGGGTCACGAATAACCTCAGTGCTAGTAATAGTCTGAGCCGTAGCTGTAGAAGACATATGACCAGCAAGACATTGACCAGCAGCGTTAGACGTTGCAGCAATGTTATTAGTTTTGTACATGTCAAATCCACGCAGCTTACCAGAGCTTACCAAACCATTACGGATGGAGCCTTGACCAGCATTGTAGTCAACAGACAAGAGCTTAGAAGAACTTTGTACAAGGACTTCGTAGAACTCTGGATTAGCCAAGAACCAACGACCTTCTTCAGGAACATTAGCTTCGTCTAGAAGACGGGCCATGTGAGAAAGAACGTCAATAGGATCATGCTCGCCTGAAGCAAAACCGATGTCCAAGTTACCAGTACCGTCAAAAGTACCACCAGCAAGGTCAGTTGCGCTGTCAGAACCAAGAATGTGGTTCGGGCTTGCTGCAGAAACGCCTGCGATCATAGCAGCAATTACACCTTCGTCAAAAGCATCACGCAAAGCGTAAGCTGCAGAAGAGGTTGCTACGTCACGGAAGTTTACATGCGACATGTTTGTTTCAATATCATCAACGATGAACTTAAATGCGTTAGCAGTATCAACAACCAAAGTTACTTCTTGGTCGGTCAATTTAGTCTGCGTTACATCAGCACCACGCTCATACTGGTAAACAGTAATTTCGGGTTCTTTGATGATTCGTACAGTATCGCCAAAGGCAGAGATTTCACCAGCATAGTCAGTGTTCGTAATAGCTTCCGCTACTGAAGACTTCCTAAAGAAGTTGAGTACTTGCTTTGAATATACTTTTGGTAGGAAAAACGAGTTAGTTTGTCCTGATACAGAGTTACCAAAGTTACCGTTGGTGTCTGTAGATTGTTCAAAAAATTGGTCTGATTGGTTATAAGCCATGTTATATTACTCCTAAGTAGAAAAGATTATCCTCTGCGAACTCTTCCCTCTTCCATAGCAATTTTGATTTCTTCTTCGTGTCTATCAAATTGATCAAGGGACATTTTCGCTATTTCACTTTCCGTCCAGATCTTAGCTTCTTTAGCATCTACATTGGTTGTTTTAGTAGATACCATATCTGCTGCAGAACCACCTTGCGGCTGTCTGTTACCTGAACGTCTTTTGCGAGAACCCTGTCCTTTACCAGTTTCTAATTTATAAAGATCTAAAGCTTTAACAGCTAAAGTAACATTATTAGGATTATTGTAGATCCAATCTTGTATCTGATCAGGTTGTTCCTGTGCCCACTCATGAAAGCTATCGTCTCCTCTGATTTGATCAAAGTCAGGATGTCTTTCTTGAAGAGCCGACTCAGCTTCTCGCGCTGCAATCTGTGCTTCCCGTTCTTCAATAACAGAAAATCTAGATCGTAGTGCTTCTACTTCTTGTTGGCTTCTCATATGAGCTACAGTTTCTACTGTATCATATAGATCAGGGTATTCAGTTCTAAAGCGGTCTAAGTCCTCTTGAGACTTAGGAGCTTGATATTGGGGTTCGACTTCTCTAGCCTGATCCCTAAGTTCTTGCTCAGTGCGCTTAAACTCTGAAAGCTTCTGATCATAATGTTTCTTTAAATCATCATAGCGTTTCTTATAATTAGTACTTGGTTCATCCTCAGAAGAAGGGGCCTTTTTTCGGGTGGCCTTCTGCTGTTGAGGTTCGTTATCATCATCATCTTCATAATACAAACTCTCAGCCGCGCTAGGTGTTTGCTTTCTTTCCTGCTTGTGCCAAGGTTTACGTGCATTATATGGATTTGATACTTCTTCCTCTTCGTATGCCTGTTCTGACATGGT